CATCAATGCAATTGACAGTATTCGACGCCATCGTGGAAAGCCCCCCGTCATCATCGTCTGGGAAAACGTGCCAGGAGTCCTCAGCACCCGAGACAATGCGTTCGGATGCTTTCTTGCCGCCCTGGTTGGAGGTGACGCCCCCCTCCCTGCGGCAAGGGGAAAGACAAAGTGGACGGGTGCGGGTGTGGTATCTGGACCCGAAAGAACAGCAGCATGGCGGGTCCTTGATGCCCAATATTTCGGAGTGGCCCAACGACGCCGTCGTGTGTTCGTTGTCGCAAGTGCTGGAAACGGGCGACATCCCGCAGAGGTTTTATTTGAGTCCGAAGGCGTGCGCCGGGATTCTGCGCCGAGCAGAGAAACGGGGGAAGGCGCTGCCGGAGGCGCTGGAAGTGGCGCTACGGTCAATAGCCTCTGCGCCAGAACAGGTCTGAGTATCAGCGCTCAGGATGCAGTAAACGGGCATCTATTGCCAGGTGGCTACGGAATAGATTGCGAAAACAACGCGCATAGCGTCCACAACCCCACCGGCCCTCTTATGTCAGACAGCCCCACAGGAGGCGGGAGGCCGCTGCCTGCCGTTACGCACAGACTTAGAGGCCGTGGCTTTGACGCCAGCGAGGACGGAACAGGGCGAGGGACGCCGATAGTGCCGGAAGTTTGCGGAACCCTAAGTGACGGCGCGCACAACGGCGGTGGGCTAAACGGACAGGATGCCTACAGCGGGAGGATCATCCCAGTCCAAAACGCTACGCGAGGCAAGGCGCAGAACGGGCTAGGCATTGGTTCCGAAAGCGATCCCATGTACACGCTAGATAATGGCAGTCAACACGCAGTCGCTTTCAACTGGCAATCTGGCGGCGATGCCCGAGGGCTGGAACCGAGCGAGGTTACCCAGCCGCTGACCTGTCATCAGACTCCGGCAGCCTTCAAAGCAGGGGCCGGCGCCGCCGCTGGCAGCATTGGCTACGCCGAGGAGCTTGCCCCCACCCTCCCAGCGTCAGATAGCGGATCGAACCGCGCACCCGGGCTGCTTCACGGCATGGCCGTTCGCCGCCTCACCCCCACCGAGTGCGAACGCCTCCAGGGATTCCCTGACGGCTACACCCGGATTCCCTACCGCAACAAGCCAGCAGAGGACTGCCCTGACGGGCCGCGTTACAGGGCGCTGGGCAACTCGATGGCGGTTCCGGTCATGCGGTGGATCTTGCGGCGGGTGATGGCGTGAAACCCCACAAGAAAGACAAAAACCACCACCGAGTGACCAACGTCCTGCACCGCCTGGGCTGCACGGTCACCGACCTGGCCGAAGTGGGCCGGGGTGTGCCGGACGTCCTTGTTGGCGTGAATGGCGAGAACGTCCTCGTGGAAATCAAGAACCCCCTAACCCAGTACGGGCGCCGGGGGCTGAACAAACGCCAGCAGGGATTCGCCCAGCGCTGGCGCGGAGGTCCGGTGCATATCATCCGCAACGAGGATGACTGCATCGCTTTGGTCCAGGGCGACAGGGCTGCCCTGGTGGCCGCCACCGAGCAGGACGCCAAGAAGCCTGCCGGTGGCGATTCTTTGGAGGAACAAAAGTGACACGCATACACATCAGGCCGGGCGCCGACACCGACCGCATGGCCAACTTCGTCCGGCACCAGGCGGCCAAGCATGAGACTGGCGTCATGGTCGAGATCAAGCCATATTTCCCGCCCCGGACCCTGGGGCAGAACGACTACTTTCACGCCATGACACGGCACGTTGCCGGCCAGCTAGGGGTGTCGTTCATCCGTATGCGCGAGAGCTTCAAGCAGGAGTTCCTGACGCTCCAGGACAGCGTGGTGCGCCCGGGGGACAAGATCGTCCCATCGACCACCTCCCTGTCAAAGCAGGAATTCTCGGACTTCATCGAGCGGTGCCTGGCCTGGGCGGCCGAGCAGGGCGTGTACGTCCCGGGGCCGGAGGAGCTGGCTCGGAATGGGGCCTGACCTGGAGGAGTTTCTGGCATGGGCAAAAAAAGTGGGCGCGTACCAGGTAACGGACGCCTTCCAGAATTACATGAAGTACGCCGAATCACGCCGTGGAACGGGCGCGGAGGGTGCAACGTCCACCATTGCGACACCGCAGACTGCGACTGCCCCCAGCTCGACGAGTGGGAGGGTGCGGGGATGAACCCCTACGAGGAGCAGAACGCAGACCGAGTGGGCAACTTCCTGGCCGAGAGCTGGCACCTGCCATGGTAGGGCGCAGCAAGCTGCCAACGAAGGCCGAGGCGCGCCGCATGGAGCTGCTCAAGACTCAGGTGGGGTGCGTGGCCTGCCGGCTGGATGGGCGCGGCTACGAGCCGCCGGATATTCACCACCTCTTGTCCGGGGGCAAGCGCATCGGGCATCAGGCCACCGTGCCGCTCTGCCCCTGGCACCACCGGGGCTATGGCAGCACCGAGAGCGGTCCATCGCTCGCCAGGGCGCCCGGGGAGTTCCACGCGACATACGGCAGCGATCAAAGGCTGCTCGAGATCACCAACGGCTTCCTGGAGATCATCGAGGACAGCATCGTGGGTGGTCCTGCATGAGCGAGCTGAAGCTTTACCAGCAGGACAAACTGCTCTGGGCCTGTCTGCTGTTCATGAAGTACACGAACAAGCGCCCAGAGTGGAAAGGGGCCAGGGACGCAGTACGCGCAACCCTGGGCGACGATGGAATGGAACAACTGACCAGGTGCTGGAAAGAGGCACGGGAGGATGGAGTGGCATGAAGCTCGGAATGTACAACGAGAACGGGGTGCTGGAGCAGTACGTCCACGCATCGGAGGAGGGTGACCTGGAGGGCTTTGAGCTGCCCCCGGGCTACACGTTACGGGATGCGCAGGGCGCCGTGGTGGAGTTCGATGACCCCGCGGACATCATCATCTCCGCGATCAGGGCCGATCTTGACTCCCTGAACGAGCTGGTGAACCAACTCGAGGAGCTGAAGCATGGATAAGGCTACCGACAAGCAGGTGGGTGGTAATCACTATCGTAATTACGCCATCCAGCCGTTCGAGTTCATCCAGAAGAACGGCCTGGGCTACGCCGAGGGCGCCGTCATCAAGTACGTGGTGCGGCACCGGGAAAAGAATGGCCGCGAGGACCTGGAGAAGGCGATTCACTACCTGCAGATGCTGATTGAGCAGGAGTACCCGAAGGAGTCTGGGCGTGAGGCGGTCGCTGAGCTGGCGAGGGCTGATCGGGCGAGGGCTGATCTGTATGGCTGGGCATCTGACAAGCACCAGGAGAACGTGGCCAGAGTGTTGAGGGGCGAACCATGACCACGCACCTTTTCATCCCCGACACGCAATGCAGGCCCGGGGTGCCGGCCTACCACCTGGAATGGGCCGGCCAGTACATCGTGGACCGCAAGCCCGACAAGATCATTCACGCCGGCGACCATTGGGACCTGCCGAGCGTGAGCGCCTGGGACAAGGGCAAGTCCGCGGCGAAGTTCCAGGGCCGTGACTATGACCGGGACGTTGAGGCCGGGCGTCAGGGGCTGGATCTGCTGTTCGCCGCCCTGCACCGCTACAACACCCAGCGCCGCGAGAACAAGAAGCGCCTCTACCAGCCCGAGATGTACATGACGCTGGGGAACCACGAGAACCGGATCGACCGCTACGTGGAGACCAAGGGCGAGCTGGAGACACGACTCGGCACCTTTGAGTTCGTGGAAATCTGTGAGTCGCACGGCATGAAGGCGCTGCCGTTCCTCGAGCCGCTCTGGCTTGATGGGGTGGCGTACTCTCACTACTGGTACAACCCCAACAGCGGCACACCCATCGGCGGCGGCATCGACAACCGCCTGAACAAGCTCAAGCACAGCTTCACCCAGGGCCACGAGCAGACCCTGCTGTGGGGCAGGCACTACATCGCAAGTCGGCCGATCTGCGGCCTGGTCGCCGGGGCCTTCTACCTGCACGACGAGGACTACAAGGGTCCGCAGGGGAACGACCATTGGCGCGGTCTGGTGGTCAAGCACGAGGTGCAGGACGGCGCATACGATCCGATGTTCGTCAGCATGAATTACCTGTGCAAGACCTACGAGGGCGTCAGCCTGAAACGGTTCATGCGGAAGATCTTCCCGGTGGCCGCATGATGGGCTGGCGTACCAGGCTGAAGGGTGGCGACGAGCATGATGCCCTGACCGGCTGGCGCCGCTTCCTGGGATGGCGCCCGGGGCAGCGCAAGCAGGCGAAGCAGTCACACAACCGACGAATCCGACGAGAAGCCAGGGTCAACCTGGCCATGGAGAAGAAGAATGGGACCAGAGGAGAGGGGTGAGTGGGACGAGCTGCTCCGCAACTGGGGGCGATGGGCCGGGGGGCCGCTTGATGACCCCGCGCTCGTGGATTACTACACGGTCAGCCCCATGTTTCGTGACGCGCCCTACGTGCGGAAGCACCTGAAATCCAGCAAGGCAATTGACCCGGACCTGGCCGAGATCATCGAGGCTGGGATGCTGGAGCTGCGCCGGTCGTGCGCCCTGTGGTTTCGCCAGGGGTTTCGCTCTTACTACTTCCGGCACCTGGTGCTGCGCTATGCGGACAACATGACCGAGCAGTCGATGGCTGACCTGTACGGGGTGTCCCGGGACAGCATGAGGAGCCGCCTTGATGTGGCCATAAAGCGGCTGGCTGAGATCGTCAAAGCCCAACAAAAGGCCTATGCCCGTAGGTTATAATGAGAATAAGGGGAAGCCTGGATAGGCGCATCGGAAACGAGCAAGAACGGGGGCGGCAAGCCTACCACCTAAACAAACCAGCCGAGCGCCCCGGCTACCCCATTCTCTTATGGACACAGAAAGCATGGAACGCAACTGGATGAGCAGGCACTTGGACGCCGTAAGCACAGCTATGGCTGGAGTAGGCGGCGGCCTCACGGTGACATTGAAGCAGCAGGGGGTGTTTGAAGCCATGGGCGCGCTGGGGGACCTGGGGGCATTCCTTGGAGGCTGCGCGGCCTTTGGCGCCCTGATCATGGGCGTGTTCCAGTACGCCAACAAAGACTCGGACAATGAGTGATGTCCTGGACCGCAGCAATCCCCATTGTCGGCTCGATCATCGAGTCGTTCAACGGCTGGCGGGAGCGCCGGCACGAGATCGCGCTCAAGAAGCACGAGGTCAAGATCAAGGAGGTCGAGGTCAAGGGCGAAGTGAAGGTCGCCAAGGCCCAGGCCGAGATTGAGGCGCTGCATCGGCAGGCCGTTCACGAGAACAACTGGGAGCTGCTGCATATTCGCCACGCTGGGTGGCGGGATGACGGCATCACCATCTACACCCTGGCGCTATTGACCGCGCTATTTGTTCCATACACCCAGCCATACGTGCAGGAGGGCTTTCGATTGCTCGGCACCCTCCCGGCCTGGTTCCAGATCATGGTCGCCATCGTATGGAGCGCTCCCTTCGGGGTACGGGTGTTCACCAACTTCAAAGCGCTGATAAAAGCGTAGGAGGCCAGACATGATCGGATACTTGAAAGCACTCAGGGCCTACTTGGCCGGGGACGTCAACGCCATTGACCGCTATCGGGCGAGCCTGCCCAAGCGGACCAGGCCGGCACCTCCCGGGGGCATTGTCACCGAGGTGCGCGAGGACGCCACGCCGGGGGAATACGAGCCGCCGTTCCGCAACACCACGCGACAGGGTGAGTTCACCGACCTGTTCCAGGGCCGGGCATTCGGCAGCCATGCCCAGGGCTACGCGCCGGATCTGGACTACCCCATCCCCCGGGGGCCGTGGCATATCGAGCTGGAGGCCGGTGACGAGTTCTTCAGGGACACGCAGTCTGGGACAGGTGGCGAGCATCTCAGGGGCCTCCTGCCTGCCCGGGTGTTTGGCCGCATCATCCTCATTGATCAGTACGCCAACGAGCTGGCCATCGAGTTCTTCAACGCCAAGGAGCGCAGCTTCAACATCTACACCGCGCAAGCCGGCCAGACGCGCCGCCTGTACGTCCGCACCCTGGATAGATGACATGGCCCTGGGGAGACCGACAAAGTACACGCCGGAGATCTGCGAGGCCATCCTCGAGTTCTTCAGCCTGGAGCCATACGAGGAGGTCGAGAAGTACGACCGGGAGGGCAACAGGTACTTCGAGCGCGTCCCCAACCGTCTGCCCACCGTCGAGCGCTTCGCCACCGAGCAGGGGCTGGCCGTCAGCACCCTGTACAACTGGTGCCACGAGCATCCTGAGTTTATGGAGGCTTTTACACGCGCCAGGCAGCTCCAGGTGGACCACCTGATCCAGAACGGCCTGCTGAAGAACACGGCCGAGGGCCTGACGAAGTTCCTGCTGGTGAACGTGTCCGACTACCG